GGTTAGCGGTTGCTGTGTATACAACTCGTTGTGAAGTGCCGTTGACTGCACTTCCTGCGTCAGCCCAACTTGAGCCGTTGTATACTCGCATTGAGTTTGCTGTGCTGTTGAAGTAGAGTGCGCCAGTTATTAATGCGTTTCCGTCATTATCAGCAGCTACGTTGGCACTCTTTGCTCCGAGGTATCTGTCGTCAAATGAATCAAAGCTGGCAGCAGCAGCGGTTGCTGAGTTAGCCGCGCTTGTTACTGCACTACCAATAGATGCGGCAGAGTTTGCAGAGGCAGTGGCTGAGTTAGCGGCAGCAGTAGCGGAACTAGCTGCTTCACCAGCCTTGGTGGTTGCTATGACAGCTTGGGCCGTAGCCAGAGGGACTTGTGCTGCTCCGTTTGTTGTAGCTAGTCCAGCTTGAATGGTTGCTAGTGCAACCTGTGCTGCACCATTAGTTGTGGCTAGTCCAGCCTGAGTTGTAGCAAGAGCGACCTGAGCTGCTCCATTGGAGGTTGCTAGATTGGCTTGGGTGGTTGCTGAACTAAGAGCGGTCTGGCAATCGGTAACAAAGGTGGCAAAGTTTGAGGAGGATATGTTTGCCCAGCCAGCGTTAGCGTCTACATAAGTTCCTACTCTGGCTTGGAGTATGCCTGATCGCACACCATCTGCGATTGGGGTTTCGCGGAACTGAAAGATGTCAGTGCGTAAATCTCCAGAGGAGTCTACGAGTTCATCAACAATGTCTGAGAGGGTTCGAGTTCCACGCTCCACTGCTTCAAGATAGGTGTCGAGAACATGATCGCCTGTCTTGGATGACTTGAATGTGAGCTGTTCGCCAACTGGACGGGTAATACTCATAGCCCTAGCTCCGTTGCAATTCTAATTAACTTTGCTTTTGTTAGGCGATGACTGGGATCGTTAGCGATGATGCCATTGACTGTGTTGAGGTTCGCCTTTATTTCTGACATCTCTTTGATGAGAGTGTTCTGGTTTGCTTCGTTGGTTTTTTTAAGGGAGGAGAGTTCTTTTGAGTGAGCGTCTTCTAGTTCCTTTACGCACGTTTCGATGTAGTCTCGTACCGATGGCTCAATGGTTCTGGCCAGAAGAGATGTCTTGGTGATAGTCATGGGTAGCCCTCAATGTTTTGTGTATTTTTACGCTTGAGGGCTACTGGGTCGTCCTTGGCTATCGCCTTGCTTCGGACATCGGGATGAGGTTTCCTTTCTGCACTTCGGACATTACTTCTCCTTCTGGCTGGACGGATGCGCCTCGTGCTTTTTCTAGGAGAGCCATCTGTTGTGATGGAGATGGGCCTTGCTGTCTTTCATCTTCGGAGATTTTAAATTGCTCCAAGTCGGAGATACCCATACTTCGGATAGCTTCCTCGGCTATCTTGGGCATCTTGTATTCCATGTTGAGGCCCGTATTGGTCATCACTTGGATCATGTTCATCCATGTTTCTGGAGAACGTGTGGGTTCAACGGGTAGGGTTCCGTCTACTACTAAGTAGTCGATGTCGCCTTGGATGTCCTTGCTGGTGAAGTCGATGTATCCATCTTTGACACGCTGACTTATCAAGGTGGACTGGTCAGTGGAATCGACACGAAGACTACCATTGAGTTCTAGGGCATCTTGTAGATTGCCGATCATCATACGGGCCATTGGTCTGATGCTGGTGGCCGACATGATTCTAGCCATTACACCGAGTCGTTGAGAGCCGAGCTGAGTGAGTCGTTGGATTTCTGTCGCAGATCGGATGCCATCACTGGTGGGTAGACCTTGTTGTGCATCACTGGCTGCGGAGAGCCGTTGCTTCATCTCGGAGATTCCAGCCATATCGTTCCAATGTGAGGAGGTGACATCGGGTACGGAGGCGATATGTATGCCATCGGAGGGTTTAACTCCGGGGAGGGTTCGGACTAATCCCCACGGATTTCGGTCTATGAGGTCACTAATGTTCACTTGAGTTGGGTCAGCGAAGATGAGACTGTTGAGAGTCGCTTGTACATTATCTATCCTGCTGCGGAGTAACCAAGAGCCAATGTCATGGAGAGGTAGCATTAGATCGTAGAGAGACTGGGAGTAAGTCTTGTGCTTGTCGTTGTGGAGTCCTCCGAATACAGCAGGGAACTGCTGTCCGTATGGGGAGAGCTGACAACGGATGACTACGTTCTCATCGATGATGGTCATTACCATCCACAACTGATTCATGTTGGGTAGACCAACCTCGAATCCATTGAGGCGTACCCACACTTCATCCGTGGTTCGTGCGCCACTAAGAGAGTATCCGTTTTCGCCTTGGACATCGTTGGGCCGCACTGTCATGCCTTGGGCAGACTGATGGTGGTCTTGGTGTATATCCCAGCCAGACTTAGTGCCAATAGTAGACTTACGCAGGGCTGGGTACTTCTGGAGCTTGGGGTATTGGTTGGTGGATAACAGTTGGTTAGTTGATTGGTAGTCAACGAATATGACGAACTGCATTTTATCCCAGTCACCCCAGCTCACACGAGGGTCGTGGAAGGTGCGTCTTGGATTGTAGTTGATAATGTCGTTGGTGTTTGTGTTGGGGTTCCAAATCACTTTTGTAGGGGCGTACCCGTATCGGATGCTATCAAGAAGGTGTTGAGCTATTCCTGCCTCTCCTGCTGTTCTTCGCATGTGCTGGTGCATCAAGCGTTCTAGGATGGCAGATGATTCGCGGGATTTGCGGTCAAGACCTTCAAGCTGGAACATGGGGTTGCGACCAGCCAGTGCTGACATGAGGTAGGTGAGTACAGTGTCGGCTATGGCTCTGGTGTCTGCGATAACTGCTTTTTCGCGGAACTTGGTTGCTTCTGGTGGTACATAAATGTCGTGGGCTTCATCGGCTCGCTTCCATTGAGAGTAGCGATTGCGAACTTTCTCGTGGGACATGCGGCCCATTGCTTGGACGTAAGCGCAAATCTTCTTCTCTTCATCTTCTGTGAGGAAGTCGGAGATGTCATCGTATGCCATGAGTGAATTAATGTGGGGAGAAAGGTCAACGATTACTTCGGTTGGATCGACACCATCTGTTTTATAGTAGCTCATGGAAAAACGCTCTTAATTCTGTGTGTTGTTCTGTGTGTTGTATCGGGCGTGGCTTGTACTGTGAGCCGCTGGCTTGTTTGTTGCGAAACGACTGTTAGCAGCGCGACTGATCTTGGATAAATAAGCATTGCGCTGGGAGGGTGACATGGCTGCAATTTCTTCCTCGGTCAAGTCTGTTCCTTGCTGTTGGGAGATTGTCTTAATGCTGGTTGTGATATTAGAACCGCCCCACCCCATAACTCACCTTTGTATTGTTGCCGTAGTTGCTGTTGATGATTTTGATGGATGGGGGTGGTGTGGTCGTCCTTGGTCACTCTCCCCACCCGTACCATGAAGAGGGTGATGATGATGCCCTTCGACTGTTGCTGTTTGCTGGGCGTGAATCACTGTTTGTGGCGAAGCCACTCGCGGTATTTTGGAAAGATGAGTTAAGTGATCCATGTGCAGTGAGCATACCAAAGGCTTGGTCTGGAGAGACGGCTGTTCGTGAGAGAATGTCGAGGCCCATGCTAAGTACATCCACTTGGTCATCGTTGACTCCACTGGGGAACGAGAGAGTCTCTTCGATGAAGTTGTCATACCAAGGGGCGTTGCTTGGAAGATAGACTCGGCCTGACTCGATGAGGGGAGTGACTGCGTGTACGCGAGTTACTTTGTCATGGGTTACTTTGTGGGCGATAACGGAGACTCCAGATTCCCTGCGTAGTTCTTGTATGAGGGATTGGCCAGAGGCTTTGTCCTCGATGTAGAGTGCTCTGAGTCCTTTGCCACGCCACTTGTTATTAATGTGGATAGCCTTGGCCTTGAGTTCGGGGAAGTCCCACTTGCCTCTGGTTACATCGATGACATGGATGTCGCCATTGCGTGTGAGTCCAAGGGTCATCATGGCAGTGTAGTCTGCGGATTCGGTTTTTTTGAATGCAGTATCGATGGTGACAATGATCTGTGAGAAGTCGTCTGGCCTCATGTGATCAGGGTTATAGAGTTTCCACCACTGCTGCTTTATTAAGTTGCCACCTTCTACTCTGGGGTTTTGCATATAGAGTGCGGAAAAGTCTCGTGGTGACATCCGCTGCTTCCGCTTGAGTTCATCGATGGGGAACCGAGCTGGCCAGAGGGCGGTTTCGATGATGGGTTTGTAGGTGCGTAGATGCTCATCTACTTCGTTGATCTTGGTTTGTGGGATGTACCTTGAGTCTCCTCGTGGCAGCTCACTGACTGGGCGAGAGTGTGCGGCTTCTGTTTCCATGATGGCAGGGAATAGAATGTGGAGCCAACGACCTTCTGCCCAGTCTTCGGTTTGCATGATTCGGGAGCCGAGGTCATCTGGATGCCAGCGTGTGTAGCAGACGATCTGGATGGGGTGCTCTCCGTTAGTGTCTGGCTGGAGTCTAGTGGTGAGTGCAGAGGTGTAATAGTCCCATGCTTTCTGGCGTTGGGTTGCGGAGTCGGCTTCCGAGCGCGACTTAATCGGATCATCGAGCGAGAGCAAATTTGCTGGTCTTCCGCTGGTCGTGGCCCCCATGCCGATGTTGTATGCAGCTCCTCCTTCTGTTGTGCGGAATACATCCATTGCACGAGAGTCTTTGGATAGTGCGAAGTCTGGAAAGACTAGGCTGGTCTCTTCGTGTTGGAGGTATTGACGCTGTGCTCTA